GGTGTTGCCGGCATCGAAGGTGAAGGCGTTGGCGGCCACGCCGAGGCCGTCGAGCGTGAGCGTGGTGTTGGCCTTGTTCACGCCCAGCGGGTCCATGAACTTGGTGTAGTCGGCCACGGGCAGCGGGGCGTCTTCGGCGGGCACGAACAGGCCGGTGAACTCGAACTGCCACTTCGGAATGCCCTTGGCATTGATGGTGGCCTTCACGTTGCCGTGCGCGTCGGTCATCTTGTAGACGGTGCCGTCGACGTTGCCGTAGATGGTGAGCGACTCGAGCGCGTCGGTGGCCGGCGCGAAGGTGGTGCTGACGCCCGCGGCCGTGGTGACGGCGATGGCGCAGCCGCGCATCAGCGCAGCGTAGCCGGGCACGTCGCCGGCAGCGGCCACGCCGGCGATCTCGACCGAGAAGGCGATCTTGCTGTACTGCGTGACGAGCACGGAGCCGCGCGAACCGAAGTACGGCCGCACGTTGTCGCGCTGGACAACGTCGCCTTCGATGGGGGTCAGCGTGACTTCGCTGACCAGGATCGCATTGGCCGCGCCGGTGGGTGCGGCATCGGTACCGCGTACCGTTTCGGCCTTGGCCAGGATGGCCATCTTGCGCATGAGTTTTGCCATGTTGGCGTTCTCCGTTGGTGGTGGTTGAGGTTGTCGAAAGAAAGAAAAAATCTGCCAGCGAACCGTCAGAGGTAGCGCCAGGTACGCAACTGCAGTGCGGCTCCGTGGCAGCGCACGCCGCAGAAGGTGACCAGGCCGGCGCCATCGACCTGCACACCGTCGGTGCGCTTGTCGTCGACGAGCGGGCCAGTGGCGCATGCGCCGCCGAAGGTGGGATCAGCGCGCACGGCATCGCGGATGTCTTCCACGAGCGCGTCGAACACCAGCTCCGAGGCTGCCGCGTCGTCGAACGCGAGATAACCCTGCAAGGTCCACGTGTCGACGCTCATCGTGCGGCCGGTGTTGACGCTGCGCTCCTGGGTGGCGGTGCGACGCAGCCACCATCCGCGAAGTTGCTGCCCGCCGGCCGGCAAGTCATGCATGAAGAGCGCGCGCAGCGCGGCTTCGTCGACCAGGGAGCGCTCGCGGTCGTGAACGCGGCCGATCTGCGGCACGGCATTCAGCGTCTGCACGATGGCGCTGCGGAGGATGTCGAGACGGCTCATGCCTGGGCTCCATTCGGTGTGTAAAGGGTCGTGCGCTCGGGGTGAAAGTCGTGCATCGATCGCTTCGTTGGTTGGTGTATGAACTGTCGCGGCGAAGGCCCGGATGGCTGAGGCCGACATCCGCCGGCCCCATGCGTCAATTGACGCCGGGGCCGCTGCGAAACCACTGCTTGATGGCCTCGCCGAGCAGCGCCGTGCCAACGGCCATGGCGCCACCCGATGCGGCGCCGAACACCGCGGCGCGCTGCTCGACCTTGCGCAGGCGGCCGTCGAGCCCGTCGAAGCGCGTGTCGAAGCCGTCCATGCGGCGGTTCTGCCGGTCCTGGCCGTCCTTCAGGGCCTGCACCAGGCCGTGGATCTGGCCGAGCAGCAACAGCTCCTGCGTGCGTGCATGGGATTCGCTCATGGGGTGGGTCTTTCTGTGAGGAACTCGATCAGCGCGTGATGCCGGAGTCGGTCTGCGGCGCACGACCTGGCGTTGATGTCGTGGTTGGTCCAGGCGTCGTCGACCGTGAGGTCGGCATCAGCAGCACAGGCTTCGATGGAGGTGTCAGCAAGTCCGCAGGCACCTGCGGGAACATCGATGCCCGCAAGGGCGCTGTTCCACAGCCAGACAGCAGCGCGGCTGAGACGAGGAGAGCTGCCGATGGCGGCATGCGCCTCGTCGTAGGGCGGCTGCGCATCCGAAGTTCTCGCGGATGTCGTAACCGATGCGGGAGGGGGGGGCTGCGGTGCGCGGCGATCCGGCGCAACAGGAGGAATGACGAGCGCAACGCGTTGACGCAGTTCATGGGTCGGGCCTTCGAGAGAGAGATAGCGGGCTTGCAGGGCGCTGGCCCCAAGCTGGTACTGCGCGGACGCGGCGCGACCGCGCTCGTACTCGGCGTGCAGGTCCAGGGCGATCTGGGTTGTGCGCTGCGCTTCCTTCTGCTGCCAGGCGGCGCGTTCCTGCATGCGGCCCGCACGGTGGATCGCGAACCCGGCAGCCGCGATAAGCAGCGCCATCACGATGCCGGCGATCAGAGCCGCCGACGCTTTTGCGGTCAGGCTCATGGCGCGTCTCCAATGCATTGCGCATGCAGCTTGAGGCGGTCCTTCCAAACGCCGGCACAGGTCTTGTTGCCGGGTAGCGAGCAGTCGGTCTTGCCGACGTACTTCCAGCCGAGGATCGCGTTGCACGCACCCGCGTAGTCCCCGGCATCGAGGCGCTGCGCCAGCACCGAGGTGCGTCCCTTCTGGCCGCCGGTGCAGAAGTTGAAGCTGCCGATGTTGTAGGCCAGGCTCACGTACGCGTCGTATTCGTGCTGGTGCAGCGGTACCTTCACGCAGCGCTTGAGCTCGCCCTCGTGGACCTGCACGTCGCGCAACGCGCGCTGCAGCGCGGGCACCGGCGTCGTGGTGTCGCCCATGCGCACGCCACCGGTCGTGCCGAAGCCGATGGTCGGCACGGCGGTGCCGTGCACTGGATCGGGGTAGGCCCTTCCGTTGTAGCCCTCGCGCGCGACGATACCGACCAGGCCTGCTGCGCTGAGCGCGAGCACGGCCAGCAGTTGTCGCGGCGCTTCGCCGCGCTCACGCCGCGGCCGCTTGAAGAAGGTTCGAGAAATGTCGTTGCCCATGTCCCGAATGGTCGGGCGAAGGGCGAAAACGACTGAGGCCGACATGAGCCGGCCCCTTGATCAGGGAGCGCAGCTCCCTGCGCTTCGACGCGGCTTTTGGCGCGTCAGATTTCGCCGCCGTGCCAGACGACGCGGCCGCTGATGTGCAGCTCCGCGGCCTGCTCGGCGCTCAGCACCTGCGGCTTGTACGCGGGGTTGTAGCTGATGATCTGCAGCCCGCCGGTGGAGAAGTCGCGCTGCAGCACCTTCACGTAGTCGTGGCCTTCGAGTTGGATCACGTAGACGCCGTCCTGGTCGAGCGACTTGGTGGCGGTGTCGACCAGCAGGATGTCGCCGTTGTTGATCTTGTCGGCCATCGAGTCGCCCCGCGCATGGACGATGCGGGCATAGGCCGGCTTCACGCCCTTGCGCGCCATCCATGAACGGCTGAACGCGAAGCGGCCCATGTGTTCCTGCGAACTGTTGATGGCACCGTTGCCGGCGCTCACGCGCACGTCGAGCAGTTCGACCAGCACGAAGACCTCGTCGTCCAAGCCGCTGGACAACTGGCTCGGCGGATTGGCGGGTTGAAACGGGTTGAGCTCCGAGGGGTCGACCCCGAGCGCCAGTGCCATCACATACAGCTGCTCGAGGCTGGCGTCGCTGACGCCCCGCTCGATGCGGCCCACGGTATTGAAGTGGAGCCCGCTGCGCTGCGCGAGGTCGTCGATGGTGAGTCCCTTCTGCTTGCGCAAATCGCGTACCCGCGCGCCTTGCGCGAGAGCCAGCTCGCCGACGCGGGCCTTCACTTGGGTGTCGTCGGGTGGAGTGTTGATTGGCGACGTCACGATAACTTTGATTTGTGCGAACACGCACATCCTAGACACATCAGGGTATTTTTACAACCCATTTTGTGTTTGATCCATCTTAGATATTCGTTTTCATGTTTTTCTTGATTGCAAAAACCTGATTTGTGTGTATCATCAAACCCATCGACACAAAACAAGTTATTTCGATGGATTGGCACCCCGCCCAGGTTAAAGCAGCGCTGGAGATGAGCGGAACCAACCTGTCCAAGTTGGCAAAAGAACACGGATACGCGCATATCAACGAAGTTCTGAACCGTCCGTGGGTTGCGGCGGAGCGCATCGTGGCCCGTGCATTAGGGGTCTCGCCCGAAGCGATCTGGCCAAGTCGCTACCTGCGGCCGCGGGACCGAGGCATCGCGCTGACGCGCAATCCGAGCGGGCTGGTGCGTCCCGGGCCGGACGACGAGATGGATGTCTGAAGAGTACCCGATGAAGGTTGCAGCCTTCACCGGGCGTGCCAGTGAACTGAGCAGTGCCACAAGCGAGGAGAAATGTACTGTGAGAAAAGTCTTTGTCAAAACCTGGGCCCCCGAGCGCCCAACGGGAGGTACGTGATGGAAGGCTCCTCCTCCGAATGGTTTGTCGCCAAGGCGCTGATGGCCCTGGCCGATCGCCGGGCCGAGGCAGCGCAGGACGAGGCGAGCGCGCCCACAGCCGCGCCCGACGCGGAGGTTCGCGATGCGGACCCGTTCGCCACTCGCCTGTGGAACCTGCTGCGCATCCGCCGCGCGCTGACGGCCGACGAAGCCGCGGCCCTGCTGGTCGATGCCGGCGGCGACATCGCGCTGGACCGCCGCCAGGCCGGCGCGCTCATGCTGTCATGGTCACGTCAATGCCCGCAGGCCGTGCGCGTCGACGCGCGGCGCGTGGACGGCCTGAAGCGCTACGCCCTGCTGCGCGACATCGGTGCCACGCCGCCGGCCCCGCGGGGAGAGATGCGATGAGCGGCGCGCCACCCGATTGCGAATTGGCGGGCGAAGTCCGGCGCGCCGTTGCCACGCACCTCGAGACGCACGGGGCGGCTTCCGCGAAAGAACTCGAACGCATGCTGGCCGAGCGCATTACGGGCTACCAGCCCGAAGCCGGCCGCATGGCGCTGCAGCAGCAGTTGGCCAGGCTGATCGCAGGGGGCCATGCCCATCGCGTGACGGTCGGCGGCCGTCCGCGATGGAAGCGGGGCCCCGGTCCGCTGGCCGGGCGCATCGCGACAGCCCGGCGGGTGCTGCGGCTGGACACCAGCGTTTACGAGCCCTGCATCACCACGGTCGTCCGACCCGGCGCGATGGACTTCGCCCGCATTCCGAGCCTGTTGCTTGGCCATCGCACCTGCTACTGGGGGACTTCGCCATAAGCCGCGCCGCGCCTTCCGACAAGAACAACGCCATCGACAACGTCAACGCCTGAGAGGAAACACCATGCAAGAAGCCATCGCACACCACCCCGGTTACTGGAAAGACGCCAACGACGCACTGATCCCGGTGTCGAAGATCAAGCCGATCGACAGGGACCGGCACGCCGTCGTCAGCGAGCTCTGCGAGCAGGCGCGCAGGCAGAGCGCGGCGCTGATCGGATTCAAGCTGTCGGCCATGAACGCGGTGCACGAGTTCATCGAGCGCAGCCTCGCGGCCTACGATGTGAAGAAGGGCGGCAAGAAAGGCAACGTCACGCTGGTGAGCTTCGACGGCAAGCACAAGGTCGAGCGCCGCATGCAAGACACCGTGATCTTCGACGAGCGGCTGCAGGCGGCCAAGGCGCTGATCGACGAATGCATCCAGGGCTGGAGCAAGGGCAGCAACGCCAACATCAAGGTGCTGGTAAACGACGCATTCCAGGTCGACCAGCAAGGCAAGATCAGCACCGCCCGCGTACTGGGGCTGCGCCGGCACGACATCGCCGACGAGAAGTGGCAGCAGGCGATGAAGGCGATCGGAGACAGCATGAAGATTGCGAGCACCAAGCCCTACATCCGCTTCTACGAACGCGACGACACCACGGGTGAATACGCACCCATCAACCTGGACGTGGCCGCGGTATGAGTGTCTGCCGAACCCGAGGAACACACGCCCATGAGCCCGCCCGAGTTCATCGACAGGACGCCATTTCCGCTGAACGAGATCGAGCTTTCGCCGCGCGCCGACGGCTTCCAGCCGCCGCTCACGCACGAGGCCCCAGAGCCTGCGAGCCGCAATGCGGCGACTACGATCCAGCTGCCACGGAGGACCGAACCATGAGCACCACCACAGCCACCGCACTGGCCTGCGACCTGCTGCCGCCGCGGCTGCGGGAATTCGTGCGGCTGATCGGCCTGCCCGCCACGCTGCGCCTCATCGATCGCTACGGCGGCCTGCGGATCTACATTCCGGCCCATCCGGCGCCCGACCATCCGTTCGCGGGGCTGATCGGCTTCGACAAGCTACGGGCGCTGAGCGCGGAGTACGCGGTCGACGGCACCGGCCTGCGCTTCGTGCTGCCGAAGGCGCAGCGCGCCTTCGACGCTATCCGCAACGAACAGATCCGCACGGACTTCAGCACGGGCAAGTCGGTGCGCGCGCTGGCCGTGGAACACAGCCTGGTGGAACGACAAGTCGCACGCATCGTCGCGGACATCGCATTCTAGAGAAGAGAAAGGGAGAAAGAGGGGAGAAGAAGAAGCCGGCCGCCGGATCCGTGGAGGTCCGGCGGCCTGTGCTTACTTCGCCTGCAGCAACGCGCCGGCTTCCAGCAGCACCAGCTCGTTGTCGTCCGCCTTGTTCGGCTCGCGGCTGCTCGAGAAGGGCAGGTTGTTGTCGTTGCCCACCACGATGTGCGTGGCA